TTTAGTGCAAGTTCTTTGATAAGAGAACGAAAGTGTCCACTGTGTGCAGATGCAGTTGGATATTCTTTGATGATAAGTTTACCATTAGTCTTTTTGTTAATCTTAGAAAGACGGTCTGTGAACATCTTCTTAGGCAAATCATGTAAATCATCCATAGTGATATTCATCAAGTTCGCATCAATACGTTCTGCAATTCTTTCTTCTGCCATCTCCATAGTAATGTACAATACATTCTTACCTTGCATCAAAGTAGATGCAGCCATGTGACACATGAATAATGATTTACCAACACCTGTACCAGCAAGTGCAATGTTTAGAGTTTTCTGTGGTAGTCCACCTTTAGTAATCTTGTTGAAGTACTCCAAGTCAAATTCTAGTTTCTCTTCCTTCTTATGATAGAACTCAAATCTTTCCTCACCATCATCAACGTAGTCGTGTCCAATGTGTGAATCGAATGCAACTGATAATGCATCAGTAAGAATACTAGGAATTGCTTCTGGTGTATGTTCTTTGTCTTTACCTTCGATGATTTGAATACCATTGAGAATTGCATTGTATACTGCTTTGTCCTTACAGAATTTCTCTGTAGTTTCGACTAACCAGTTCATGTCAACTTCTGCATCAGACAGAGTTTCAATAATTTGTGTTACCTTTTTAAACTGTTCGTCATTAATATCTTTACGTCCGTCAACCTCAATAGACAGCGCTTCCTTGGTAGGAGTGTTATTATACTTTTCTACAAATTTAGTAATCTCTTCAAATACAATCCTTTCCTCTGGGTTAGAAAAATATTCTGGTTTTAGAAATGGCAAAACCTTACGAGTGTAAGGTTCATTAAAAACTAGATTACTTAGTGTTGTCTTTTCTATCGTCTGTGTTGACATATTGTAATTCTTCTCCATCTATTTGTTTTCTTATGATATCTTCCAATATCTTACCAGCAAGTTCAAAGAAATCATCTTTAATACTTTCTTTTGGTAGTCCATTAGAGTCTAACATATCCCACTCGAATTGTAAAGAGGCTTCTGTTTTTTCTTCATTCTCAAGAATCTTTACTTTACCGTAACTGTATACAACTCCTTGATATTTGCCTGCCTTCTCTGTGAGTCCGATGGCAGTCCACTTCTTATCTTTGTTTTCTACATAAGTGTACATTTCACTAATATTAGACATAGTGCAAATAACTCCCTATAATGTATTTTGGTTTATCAATCGGTTTCCTTCCAGCATGTAAGTGAGTCCACATTGGGGGGAACATAACCATCTTTCCAGTAACAGGTTGAACTGAAATATTGTAATTTGGAAAATCTGTGTGTCCACCTTCGTTGTCATTAAGATACAAAAAGAATACTAAGAACCTTCTTGCACTACTATGATTACCAACATCAACATGGTCATCAAATTCATCTACATCATTTGGCATGTATCGTTTCAAGCGAAATGCCTCAAATGCAAATTGTTCTGGGAACATCTTGTCAGTTACCCCACAATCGTTCATGTACTTATCTATGTAATTATAGAACGTATTCTGTAATGGTTTGACAAAAGGCTCCCATTCTGGATGATTCTGTAATGTCACCTGTTTGAAAGAACGATGTCCTTCCAAGATTATATCCTCATGTTGATGCTCTGATTCTTCAAACATTGCAATCAACTGTTGGGATAGTTCTGGTTCTATTACATTATTGTAAACTTGAATAAAATTATGTTGCATCAGTTTCAGCAACTTCTTCTTCTTCAACTTCCTCTACACGTTGTCCATACTTAAACTCTTTATCAGCTGCATCATCTAACTGTTGCATGATTTCTTCTGTAAAGAACTTCTCTGGATTATTGTTAATTGTTTTACCAAATGTTTTTGAACCGTCTGGCAATTCAATACGAGTTGATACTGATTTGAAGATACCATACTTCAGTGCAAGTTCAAGCAAACCATAGTATCTATCAAGTCCACGTTCATACATTAGTCGTACATCAACCATCTTATTTTCGATAGTCAAACGAGACTTTGCATTCTTACAGTGAATGATATTACCTACAACCTCAGTTCCATCTTTCTCTTTCTTCTTAGAAAGATATACGATAGATGATGCCGCATACTTCAGTCCAGAACCACCACCCATTTCTTTAGTAGGGAACATAGAACCAACAACATCATATGTGTGGTTTGTAATTACCATTGGTACTTTTGCTTTACCAAGTTTCAGAGTCAATACTCTAAATGCAGCTTTAAGTACTTGCGCCCGTGTCATATCACGAGTTTCTTTACCATCAGCAGTATCTTCTACTTCCTTTGTAGTAGACAACATACCAAGTGAATCTAAACACAACAACATTGGTTTTCTATCTGCTTCATTCTGTTGCAAATATGCATCCAATACTTTTAATGATTGTGTTCTAAACTCTTGTACAGTTGTTACTGGTAGGATAACCATACGAGCAGGGTCGATACCTCTGTCGATTACCATCTGTTTTGTGATTGCTGATTCAGACTCAAAATACAACACACCAGCATCTGGGTTTGCATCAAGGAATGACTTAACCATACCCATCACAAAGAAAGTTTTACCAGTTGCAGACTCGCCCGCAACCGCAGTTATCTTGTTTGCTGGTAGTCCACCATAAATTGAACCACTCAGTAATGCGTTGAAGATATAAGAACCAGTGTCGATGAATGCATCAACATCACCTGCTTCAACCCCTTCACTTACAAGTGCAGCGTATTCATTGCCCGCTGTCTTAGCAATATCTTTCAAAAAATCCATACTTTATACATCTCCTTCTTTTCTATTGTTTGAACGAAAAGAATCAAATCCGTCTGGATAACGTGCTTCTAGCTTTTCGATATTCATATAAATGATATCTTCTAGTGTGCAATCCAGAGCAATACATGCTTGTGCAATGTACCACATAACATCACCCAATTCACGCTTCATGTGATATTGTGCATCATCATCTAGAGGTTTACCTTGAAAACATGCTTTCTTGATAATCTCTGCAAACTCACCACCCTCGGCAGTGATACCCAATGCAGCTGTAATCAATCGTTCTGGAGGCAAACCACTTGTTTCGTCTATTATATCTAGTGCGTCTGAAAACGCCTGTGGGTCTTTTGATTCCTCAGAAGTCACCTCATCCACAAAACGAGTGTAGTCTAGCAATAGTCGTTCATCAGTCATATCTATATCCTTTGATTCCATTTTGTTTATAATACTATATTTGTCTGCTAAAGTCAAGAGATTATTGTACCTTTATCTGCTGTAATCAATCCACTTGTATGTTGTTGCCAACCTTTTGAAATCTCATCAACAGATTCAGTGTAATACATAATAAATCTTTTACTGAATGTGAAGTCACCTTCTGGTGATTTACCAGTAGCACAGATAGATGGAATAAGTCCAACTCCCTGTTGCGACATTTGTGCCATACGAGGTTTGTACACCACAAGTTCATCATCTGTTTCCGAAACAAACCGTCCAACAATTTCCATTCCATTATTAAACAGTATACTAATTACTTTATTTTTCATATCAAGTTTTCCTTTATTTCATTTTTTAATTCATGGAGAGAATCCCATGTATCAGTTTGCCGTATTTCCAATTCACCCATTAAGAGAAAATTAGATTGTAGATTATTAATTAGGGTTCTTCTAGTCTGCAACCATTTCTCAGACTGTTCATCACCCCTACCAATATGTCTTTCCTTTTCAGTTTCAGCTGTTACCTTTAGGATAAAAACCTTTGCATCATGTTCTGATAACAACCATTCGATATCTTTTGCACGACAAAATCTATCACCCTCAAGTATTATATGTTTATGCTTGGGAGTTTCTTGTTCAATGAAATCTCTAAACTTAGAGATAGCACCATAACTAATTCTGTCAGTTCCCCCAAATGTTTCGCCAACAGGATATCTTCCAACTACCAATACGTCACCGTGTTTTTGGCATGGAAATAGTTTCATGGGTTCAACATCTTCATGCGAACCCATTTCTGAAATCAGACTTCTCATTAATGTGGATTTACCAGAGCATGGTATTCCACCAATCATTATAATCATAGTAGTAGATTTTTCTCCTCATATTCTAAGAAGTGTTCTGATACTGGTAGAGGAAACTTTTCACCTGCCATTACCAAACCATTCTTTTCGTGATACAAATCAATACCAAGTTCTGAATAACGATTTACAATAGAAGTTTTTACTTTGATAACATTACCAGTTTCAAAAGTATTCTTTGTAAATCCACTTAACTTGTTATTCTCTTCAGATGTAACTGCAATAGTTTGTGAACACAAAATCCACTGTGGTAAAAACTGTTCCCAAATAGAATACATATGCCAATGGTCGAGAATGTAGTAAGCATAAGTCTGTGGGGAAATGAAGTGGTCTTTACAACGGTCTTTTGCCTTCAACATCTGTGCTTCAGATGATACCCAACCAGAAGAAAAGTTTCCACAACCCATATAGAACTGTCGAGTGATTTGACGTTTCTTAGAAGTTACTTCCCACTTACCACGTTCCATAATACCAGACATTGCAGAAAAACAAATATCTGCATGGTCTAATTGTTTAGGAGTCAATTTCGACAAAATGTCCATCTTCACCCTCAATCTGTGTCTTGAATAAAAAGTTAATGTTTCCTAAGTTGCCAGACTTGTATGCTTCTGCAACCTGTACACACTGGTCGATATAGTTCATTAAGTAGTTCTCAGAAATATTCACACGATTCTCTGGAATATCTTTTGCAAGAGTATCCGAAAAACCAACTGCAACATTCACATCAAGTCCCTTAACTAACAAAGGATAAACCTTTGACCATAAACGTGCATGACGGTCACCAGCAACCTCACCAGTTCCACCACGCAATGTTGAAACCAACCACTGTGGTGCTTGTGTAACATCTACACCATACTCATCCATAATTGCTTCAACAATCTCATCACGAGTAGGGTTAGTAGTCTGTTTGTAATCATCAATAACAGATGAAAGAACCAGTTCTACAGTCTTTGCAACTTGTGTATTCCAATCAATCTCTTTCAAGTATTGACGAATAGAGTGTGCATTCTTGTTACAGTCTCCTGCCTGAATAGCAGAGATAACATTGTAAACCACTGCACCTTGGTCTGCTTCATTCTTAGGATGCTTACGCAAGTTCTCTGTAATTGCATATTGACGTAAAGATTTAGTTGTTGCAAACGTACATACTGCAACCCAAATGTGTTCAACCTTTTCCAACTTTGCAGAAACAAAACGGTGTTTACCAGCAACAAGTTTACCTTGCTTTGTAATTACTGGTGGTTCGTGAAACTGTGGTTCATACTCATCGTTGCGAAAAATAGTACGCAACTTCAAAATGTGTGGTGAATCTGTTTTTCCTTCCACACGCCCAAAGTTATAATGTTCAGTGTCGATGTCTGTTACTTTTACATAACACATCTCCACCAACTTCATACCTTCTACAAGAACAGGTTTCTTTGCGAATTCCTCAAAGTGTTCTTGGGCCTTTACATATTCAAAGGGATATTTCATTGTTTCTCCATAATATAAATTAACCTCAATCTTCTAGCATAGTATACCTGTTATTAAAACAAAAGTCAAGGCTTATTCGCCAAGAAAGTCATTTAAATTTCCAGATGTCTTTGCAGCATACTTACCAATCAACTTCTCTTGTTTACCGTAGACACCGATTGTTGCCAATCGTCTATCACAATATGCAACACAACTAAACCGTTGTCCATTACCAGAGATAGGTGTAACACCGTGTACTTCTTGACTGTCTGCAATTACAACACTATTATCTGGGGCATCAATTGCAACACCATAACGAGGGAAACAAAGATATGCACCATCGTAATCACCTTCTCTGAATACACACATACTTGTCATACCAGCATCAGTGTCACCACTGTCTACATGTGCAGCCATCTTTGCAGACTGATATGCAGAATATCTATTCGCAGAAAGTGTGGTAAAGATACCTTCACCAACTCTATGTTCTGGACGAATGTTGTTTTCTGCAAATGACTTCTGACTTTTATAGATGTCATTGTTTGCTTTTGCGAATGCAGTTTCATTGTGTTCAGAAATTTCTTGTAGTGCTTCCCACTTTTCTTTATTGTCTTTACACCAACCCGATACATCAATACCACCAGTGAAACGTCCACGTTTATGTCCAATCATAACTGAATGGATTTCGTTTGAGTATGCAATCATACCCCAACCACCAGACTTTGTACGGACATAATATGAGTTAGGTGTTCTTAGTTTATAGTCTTGTCCTTCAACTAAACCTTTTGCCAACATCTCTTCTTTATCAATAGGGCCTGAACAGTTTGCCCTCATTGTAGATGTATCTTCAATA